ACCCCAAGCCCCCAACCCAGCCCCAAGTTCCTGCGCGGGAAATGAAAGCGCCGCAGGTCAACATTGACGACCTACTGAAATCGGTGAATGCCGGTGTGTCGGTGGAAACTAAGCGCGTATCTACCACCCCTAATTCACGTAAGGGAGGCTCAACGGGCAAGAACTCCGTGAGCATCAAGCTCTAAAAATAAAATCTGCGTTTAAATCATAAAAGTAATTTAAAGGAATGTTTAAATGGATTCGTAAATTAAAACGTTATGTCTGTAATTGTTTCTGTAATACCGAAATCGACCACTCGGAGTATATGCCTCTTCTAATGATAGATAATGAATACGAGTACATCCCCATCCCAATCTCTCCCATCTCACCCGAAGGTGGTTCAGATGATAATTTAGCATGTTATGATTAATTAGTTGTGATGGGGTCAAGACTTACAAATACGTCATGGTGTTGGAGTCCAAGAACTCGTGCGCCAGAAACTGTTCCTCCAGTAAAAAAGAAGAGTTTCCGTGAATTAGATGATGAAAGACAACTGCGAAAAGAACAAGAATATCTGGCGGAACTAAAGTTTAGGATGGAAGTAGTAAGGGATTACGACCATCTTTGCTATAATGAAACTTGATTAGAACATAGGTTTTTCTTTCGTATCGTAAGCCGGTGCATCGACTTTACCTAATCCAGCCTTTGAACGCATATCATCGTCTGGTTTTTTCCCAACCATTCCTTCGCGTGCTAACTCCGATTTTCCACGGAAAACTCCACCTGCGAGAACTACAAATCCAGCAGTGAGGAGAATCGATACAATTAAATCGCGAGTTCCCACGAAACACACCGCGAAAACTGCGAATCGCCGAAGAAGAATGTTCTGTCCATACTCTTCATCGTTTGCGCTGAATTCGTGAACTATAAACCTACTCGCAATATTCGTGAGCAGAATCATTATACCAATCGCAAATGGCGACGAGGCCACCGCATTAATGTGTGTGAGCATCTATTATGTATGTCTTGGAACTTTTATACAGTAGACACAGCTCCAAGTTTCTTGGGTGGTGCAGGGTCTGGTATAGATTTAGAGGGAGGAGGAGCAGTCTCGCTCTTTCCCGCAACCGCCTTGTGCGCGACCGTATCGCCCTTCTCTAACTTATCCTTACTCTGCAGAGACTTCAACATTGCCGCAATATCGGGCTTTTCTTCTGCCGGTTTAGGTTCAGTGTAGTACTCCGTAACTCCCGTTCCAGTCATGAGGTACGCAATACCCATAAATACGCCTACAACTAAGCTCTGGCGTACGGTAACGTACAGAACTCCAAGGAGGGCAATAATATGACCTACTGGCGAAGAAAGAAGAATCTTCACGAAGGCCGGTGGGGGGTGTGTGAAGAATGCGACGTAGGCAATTAGAAGAATAACAGCTACAAGTTCTGTACGCGACAGTTTCATTTGTTTCAAGGTGATATTTTTCTATCATGTTTTGAATAACTGAGACGATGGCGTCAATTGAAGAAGTATGGGGTAGTTCGTTTCCTAAAAAAAGTTACAATATGGCCGCAAAGGGTGCTTCGAAAGAAGAACCCCGGGATGCGGAACGGGAAGGTCGCGTTGCACCTACACCTGTTCACCGTTCCAATGCCGCCATCCAGCGTAATCGCAAGACAATAGACGACCTCACACGAAGTCTGCCTATTGTCCAGAATGATGAAGAGGCGGAGTCAAATTATGCTCCAGCACGTATTCCTCAGCGTGAAGGTTTTACGGCCACAAAGACCGAGTATACCAAACCCTTTTTTCCAACGGATCCAGGAACAAGTTTCGCGTATGCTCCTTCTTCCTTTCAAGAAGCAGCCAACGATATTAAACTCGACCGCATTATGCGTATGATTGAACAGAATCGTACAGGGTATGAAACTCCTTCGTCTCACGATATGGCGTTGTACGTATTCACGGGAGTTATGGCTCTTTTTGTACTAGATACATTTGTGAACCTTGGTCGGCGTCTAGGGTAATCTCTAATTATGAATACGAGTCTCAAATGACGAAAAATCATCAAAACCATTCTCTAGCATCTCAATCTCTAGACAAATCGTGAATTCAGCCGTACGATTTCCGGAGGCAGCATACGCTCCGTCGGAAGTCCAGTACATGAATCCACTGTTCCCCTGCTGGGCGTGTGTGCGTACACGAATATGTAGGCGATCCAACGTTCCAAGAGCAGGTGAAAACCTAGTTTTGTTTTCCTGTGCCGAATGGTCATTGTACTCAATGAACGACCCGTTCAAAACAGCCGGAATCTTGGCTAGAAACCCGTCGCGGTACGTAGACCTGCTTGCTCCAACCACCGTTTCGTCAGAGTAATTGAGTCCTTCGACATCTAGGAGGAAATAGTACGTCAAAGCAGTAATAGCGGTATCTCCAGAATATGTTGTAGCATTCGTATTTGGCCCAGCAGTGCTTGGGTGAGTTAAAGCGCCTGGAGAAGTATTTGCCTTGATGGGAGGAAACTCTCCGCTCATCACACGAATACCCACGACATTTTGGTACTGCCGCGGCAAGTAGACAACAAAATCGCCGTTCGTGTAATACTTCGAAGTATCGCGATCCGCCGAATCAATTGATAAGATTTTCTTCACCGTACGGAGTCCCTTGACGGGCTGAGACGGTGAAACGATAAATCCGTTGTAATCATACGCCTTGTTGTTCATTTGTTATATTTCACCCGGGAAGTTTTACAGGTCTTATTGAACCAACGTTTTCCTTTGAGAGTTTGTTTTGCTTTTCGAGCTAAGTCTGCGTCCGCCGTATAATGGGTCTTTCCACACGTCAAAAAACTCGCAGCCCTGGCATACCCCCATTGCTGTTGAGAAGCGCCTGGTCGATGACCCGTACGCCATGCCGCCATACCGCGATTATAGGACTGTTTTATTAGCGGTAGCGGGACGCCGGTAGATTTAGAATAAGCCTCTAACGAATGTGCCTTTGGGAACTTCTTCTTCCATTCCAAGACGTATTTAGACCGCCGGGTCTTTGCACCTTTATCAGTTAAAAAAGGTTTGTAAGCCTTTGGATTTTTCCACGACATCGATCGGCGCTTTCTAGCTGTCGATTGACGTTGTTTGTTTTGTTTGGCGGTTAAGCCTGTATGGTACCTCTTAGGCCAATACATTACTTTATAGAGTAGGAATTGTAAGTGCATCAATAGTTTCATCCATTGCGATATCAACATCTGGTGCGATAATGCCCTGGACAATAGATTCCACGGCAGTAAAGAATATCTTCAGTATCATCACCAGCTCGTCGTCGTCATCCGGACCCAAACATTCTTCAATAGTCTTGGCCGTAGTTTCTGCGATTTCACAGTTCTCGGTGATAGCCGAACAGCCCGTGGGATTTTCCACATTACGGAAATTTTCAAATGCTCGACGAATGTCGTTGAAGAAATCCATAGTATCCATCATCCACTCATCCGAGAACTTCTGAGTCGCCGGGTCATATTCTTCTAAATCATCTAGAATCCTACGAAGCTTACGAAGATTCTCATTCTTTCGACCTTGGTCCAAATCCAGTTCCATTTTGGTCTACTCTTCTTTATAATCAAAAAACGTTTTTCGTTTTTAATTTCCGTTTTTAAGACACCTAATTTCTGCTGTTTTACTTCATTTCATGAGTAGCAAGCCAGTCTTGCAAATATTTAATTTGGGTATTGACTGTTTGAATTTCTTCTTCTACTTCAATCTTATTCGCAGTCAAGGAACGTTTGATTTCATCATATGAATCGGGATCAAGTGGCTCTCCGTTTGAAGACACAATATCGCCGTCAATAACATACTCAATCTGTTCCAATTCAGTCATCAATCTAGAAAGAATTCCTTCCAGATTCTCAATCGTCTTTTTGTAAATTTCACGAATATCTTGCATCTTAATCTTCAATGAAAAACATTAACATTAAGTTTTTGTTTTCCGTTTTTTAGATTTTAGTCAGAGTCCTCGTAGTACTCGTAGTACTCGTCGTCTTCCAGCGGGCAGAACCACTTCTTCTTTTCAGAAGACCAGTATGGCTGCAAATTGTTGTAATACGAAATGCCTTCCCAGTGATCGGGGCTAAACTCGCCCTCGCCATTTCCAACCGCGAACATCTTCGGCACGTGGCCGTAGTCGCCCCGGTGGGTCGCCATCGGAACAATCTTCTCGTTCTTGGCGTCCCAGAAATGGATACCCTGGTTGCGATAAGTGTCTCCACCAATCCAAATCACGTCGCCGTGATTCGGCTTAGCGTTGTTAGCCTTCAGGACCTTGTAGGCCCACTTCAGCTGCTCTTCCTCGCTCATCTCGTAGATGCTCGGAGGCTTCGTGCCTTCAACGAAGTCAAGAAGGTTCTCTTTCTTGTAGACGTTCAGAACGTGCTCATCAAGGATATCAAAGACTTCTGCCTTGAAACTCATCGTAATGCGATAAGTAAACTTCAATCGCACACAATTCTCACACTATTAGTTAATAACTTTTCGTTTTTTGGGCTAAGGTGTTACTAAACCTTAATCATATAGTGAAGAATCCATACGGTTGCAGCAGCAGCAAGTTGGGCTACAGTATGAGCTAATGCTCGGTTCAGCCCAACCTTTCCAGAAAGGTAAGCCCATAGCGTCACAGCAGGATTGAAGTGCGCTCCAGATACACGATGAGCAAGTGCGATTCCCACTGCGAATGCCGCAACTACAAATAACGGATTGGTTGTGAAGGCAATGGCTCCAATAAGGAGGCATGTACCAAGATACTCGCTCATCGCATGAACATACATTTGTCTTGTTCCTATAAGAAGATGAAATATTCATTTAGATAAAAATAACTTTGTGAGAATATATGGTATACGGTGTAATATACAAAATCACAAATACTATTAATTCTAAAAAATACTATGGTCAGACCACACAACTTTTAAAAAGATGGTCTCGGCATAGAGCTAATGCTAGGAATAATGTCGACGGGCCACTGTATAATGCTATAAGACTTTACGGACTAGATAATTTTAAATTTGAAGTTGTGTGTTCGTGTGATACATTAGCAGAACTTAATGAAATGGAAGAAAAAAACATTTCCGATGATAATACATGTTCTCCGAATGGATATAACATTCAAAAAGGTGGGAATAAACATGAACATTCGGAAGAGACTTGTGAAAAAATCCGTAAAAAACTCACAGGAAGAAAATTACAGCCTTTATCACAAGAACGTAAAGAAAAAATTCGGAATGCTTTGATCGGTCATAAAGTTTCAGATGAAACAAAAATTAAATTAAGGGAAGCTAGCTTAAATATGTCGGATGAAACCAGAGAAAAAATGAGACAAGCCAAACTCGGTAAAAAACAGTCCCCTGAACAAATAGAAAAGGTAAGACAGAGAATGTTAACTTACTGGGCGTTAAAAAAATCTGAAAAAAATATAATTAGTTAACAAATGAAATATCTAGTTGTGAAGGGATGGCTTAGGCCTCGGAGATCGGCTTGAGTCACTGAAGATGTGTGTAGCGTATGCTCTTGAACACAAACTGCAAATTTATGTGGACTGGACAGATTCTGTATGGTCGCATGGAGATGAATCTTTTTACACATATTTCAACCTTGTGAATATGCCTGTCTTGAAGTCATTGGATGATATTCCTGAAGACGCAACATACTATCCACAATACTGGAAAGGAAACATTAAAACTCCATTTTCCCAAGAATTGTTCTTGAAGCAGAAAGAACTGGGTCTTAGTGTTGCAATGCTTGGCCCATCTACACCAACAACCGCTGACGTTATTGTACACTCCTCATTTTCCAATCGCGCCCTATATCCCGACTCCGCCTTTTTCGCAAATGTGTTTCGTGTGATTGACCAACGTATAACTATCCCCGTATTTCAGCGACAGACTGAACATAAACTTAGTGCCGCCATTGGATTCCATATCCGTGGAACTGACCGTAGTCGTAATCGTGGACGAGCAGAACTCAGTATGCAGTTCATGGCTGTGAATGCAGTTACCCATGGAGCATTGGCTGGACAACATATGGTAGCAGTAGGAGATGATGCATACAGCATCGAAATATGGAAACGGTATTTCCCACAAACTGTAGTGTTTAGTAAACTTGTTCTAGATAATACGTCTGCGAAAGGTAATCATAATGCATGTAAGGAGGAACTTGTTTCTACAAAAGATAGTATGAACGTAGAAATGATTGTGGACTTCTTCACTCTGGCGTCATGCAGTCGTGTTATAAGTACGTTCAAGGACAGTAGATTCGCACAGGAAGCCAGGAGACTAGCTCCATTTGTAAATTTGATGCTGCGAAACGAATAGTTCTAACTTTATACATTAAAGACCAGTATGTTGACGGCACAGGGATATCGGATACCTAAAAAGGATGTCCCAAATTTGAATCATGTAAAAGGAGTTCTGAATGTGAAACCGTACGTCCCCTCTGTGTTCGTCAGGCCACAATTTGTTACGCGGTATCCGGTATTCACTGAAACTCCCGACTATTTGTATGTCCCAAAGCATTACGGAATCGCAGAGTTCGGACCATTTCGGGAATCTAAACGCGACGTTCCTAAAACTGAGTCTAACTACTGGGAATTCAAGGGAACAATTCGTGAAACGCAAAAAGAGGTTGTGAACTCGTATCTTTGCCCGGAACCACGTGACGGCATTATTTCGTTACAGACTGGTGGAGGTAAGACGGTATGTGCACTGTATATCGCAGCACAAATCCAAGTTCCGACAATTGTTCTAGTTCATAACACGTTTCTCCGAGACCAGTGGATTGACCGTATTAAATCATTCCTTCCTAAAGCTCGTATTGGGTCTATCCAAGGAGATACAGTCGACGTTGCAGACCGAGATATAGTCGTTGCTATGTTGCAAAGTGTTTCCTTAAAATATTATGACCCTTCGGTATTTCAAGGATTCGGATTCGTTGTTGTAGATGAGTGTCACCACATTGCCTCGGAAGCATTCTCACGTTCTATTTCCAAACTCACGTCGAAACACATGCTTGGACTATCTGCTACTCCCGAACGCAAAGATAAATTGATGTATGTTATCAACTGGTTTCTTGGTCCAATGCTGTATCGTTCAAATACTGCCGATAAGGTAGACTCAAAAGTCCGAGTGGAAGTTTATGATTTTGATCCGCGAGACGAAGAGTACAATACTATTATCTACAATAACCAGGGAGTTATGTTCACATCGTTGATGATTAATAAGGTCGTAGAGTTCAAACCTCGTAATGACCTTATCAGCGGTATCTTGAGTGATTTATTCGAAGAAGAAGGAAGACAGATGCTCGTTCTGACTGACCGGGTAGATCATACTGAAACGTTGTTTCAATCGCTGCCTTTAGAGATACGTGAACATGCATGCATCCTTGGTCGCAAAGTTAAAGCGACCGAACGCACCGAGTTTTGTGAATCCAAACGCATTCTTATTGCTACGTATGCGATGTGCAAGGAAGGCTTTGATGTGTCTACGCTAAATACTCTTGTTATGGCTACGTCTCGTCCAGATGTCGACCAAATTGTAGGGCGAATTATGCGAACTGAAAAGACAGGGCGACAAGTAGATCCACTAATTATAGATATTGTAGATCCGGCGTTTCGGAGACAGTTTGGAGAAAGGTTGAGATTGTACAAAGAACGAAACTACATTGTTGAAAAAATGCGTTTGGAGTAATATAAGGAGGGAAAGATGAAGACTCGTCGAGCTAAATCCCGAACGAAAACACGTCGTGTTAAGCGAGGTGGACAGGTTATTGGGACGGGAAAGTATGCTATGGTCATTGACCCTCCAATCCAGTGCGCAGACGGAAAACACGATATGACCAAATATGTTTCGCGAGTATCCAAGCGTGAACAAAAGGAGGATATTGTATCGAAAGACCATCCTCGGCTCATTAAGAAACTTAAGGAAATCGATCCCGAACAGAAATACCTTTTTTACCCCGAATACTGTCAGCCAGGTGTTCTTTCCGAAGAGAACAAGCGTGATGGAGTAACGTACAAAAACAAAGCGTTTTCTGAAATTGTTCTGAAAGGGTCTGAAGTATGGAATCCTTCTATGCGCAAGAAACGGTCATGGGCCGCTTTCTTAAAAGGAAAACATATCGGGAAAAAGGTAGCGATGGCCGAAAAAAGCGTTGAGCAACTTGAGCATCTAAAAAAGGCAATTGATCTTTTACACGATAACCATATTATGCACGGCGACCTCCACGGTAAAAATGTTATTATTGCAGACGACGGTATGCCTCGTATCATCGATTTCGGAACGAGCTTGTTAGATGCACCTAATCGCGTTCTTGAGTGGGAAAAGGGAGTCGTTGAAGATAGTTGGCCGACACTCGATTGGGAATGGCGCAAGAGTCGCTAGACATCTCCTACGTCATCATACTCATAAGACATAGAATAGTCATCTTGCGGTCGGTCACGTACATCGCCATAATCCCCCCGATCAGCTTCTAACAATCCACCTCTTTCATTTGGTTGTTCTTCTCCATCAACATAATCTCTGGTCGTATGCCCACCTTCGGGAACGTCCAGAGGATTCGTATCTTCATCATTTATTCGTGCAGCTTCTTCCTTGATATTCAGCTCTTCGGCAAACCTCCGACGATCGCTGAGAGATACTATATGCTGTGAAATCCCAATATCCAACATCTGTTTCATGACTTCACGGTCACGGTCCGACATAGATTTCAATACTTTCGTGAACATATCGCGTTCCATCGTACGTAATTGCTTCACTTCCTTTTCGGACTTTTCTTTTGTTAACAGAATCATGTTCATAGTTAAGTCTCGCGTCATCGCAGTTTTTAATGTTTCCACTGCTGCAGCATCAGACTTCACTTTATCAAATAATTCAAAAAGTTTAGCTTTTACTGCATCCCGAACCAACGATGAATTCTCGAACATGTTCACATTATCGCCAAAGTCACGAAGTTCGTGCACAAGTTTCGGGGAGAATTTCAAGGTAGATAGAATATCCAATGTCCGCGTAAGAAGTGCGAGTAAGGATACGGCATCTGCATCATCTTCTACGAATTTACGAATGAGGTCCAGTTTCAAACCTTTGGGAAATCCTAGTGAAACACTCTTTTGAATATCTTTCGATGTTGGAAAGGTATATTTGATAGTTGGAGATTCCAGTGGAATATGTATAGCTTTTCCAGCGGGTTTTGTTTTTCCAAGTTCAAAGGATTTTTGTAAGAGTGACGGTTTCAGTTTACCGACAATAGTTGTTCGGGGTTTCGATGTATTACAATCGCCCAATTTTTCAAGTCCCTGGGATTCTCC